AGAAGGCTGCGAAGCATTTGTTTACTTGATTACAAATCTAACCAACGATATGAAATACATAGGCAAAAAACTAGCAAAGTTTAAAGTAACTAAACAACCGCTAAAAGGCAAAAAAAATAAAAGGCGCAGTACAAAAGAAAGTGATTGGAAAACCTATTGGGGTTCTAGTGACAGATTAAATGCTGCGGTTTTAGATTTAGGCGAAGACAAATTTACTAGAGAAATAATACATTTCTGCCCTAGTAGAGGCGTTGCAAGTTATTTAGAGGCTAGAGAACAGTTCGAACGCAGAGTTTTAGAAACTGATGAATACTACAATGGTATTATCAATGTGCGAGTAGGCGGTTCACAAATTCTCAAAGAGGCACTCAGAGCAAACAAGGCTATATAGGACTCTGTAAAAATCCAAGAATCAGCCGAGGTAATGCTCGTAGCCGGTGGTGTGGATCGTCCAAAGGTAAGAACTAACTAAAGGTTTAAATGATGTGGGCTCTGAGAAAAAGCAACCTGCAGGCAAGTGATTTCGCTTAATAGGGATTAACTGCCATCCGTTGATAAGACGAAGCTAAAGTAAGGGGTACAGGTCAACCGCCTCTGTTGTGAAAGCAAATCTTTTTTATTAAGTATGGTGAGAGCAACTCGAATAATGTTGTCTACCGCTTCGCCCTTGCGCGGGCGAAGTATGACTACACAATCTGAATAATATTAAATGCATATGCTTACACATATGCCTTGTTAGTATCTTATTAAGTAATCTTAATTCATCTAACTACTTTAGTACGTGTTGAGCGACAGCGATAACACAGTTGAACAGAGTTCAACTAATAAGTTATAAATACATTATAATGTTTGGAATATCTTTATGAAGTTAAATGAAATCACACTTAAAAACACACATCTGATGTTTGAAGATCCGATTGAACCTGGTTCTGGTAGGATGAGATTTGCACCTGGTGTTTCGGCTATCGGCAGTGAGTATCATGTATTCCTTCCTGACGAAAAAGCATATGTGGTTGCTGCCGATCAAGCTGAAGCAACCAGAATACAAGCAGCAGTTGAAAAATTAGTCAAAGACGGAAAAACTCCAGCAGTAATCACCAGCGAAATAAAGAATCAAGTAGGCAAACCAAATGGATTCAAAGGTACATTTAACAGACAATGGACAGGCGCAACCCGTGCTATAACACAAGCAGGGTTTGAAGTAGTTAGAAACAGAACTTGGGCAGTTGCAAAACTAGGTAACTTTATACAAAACCCGCTTATTAAAGGCATTGGAAGTCTTATGGGTAGGTTAGGACCAGCTGCTACTTTTGTAGGAATGGTGTTTGGTTGTGCAATCGCAGTTGACGACATTGAAGTAGAAATCAACGAAGGTGCTGCGAATGTAGATGAACTACGCAAACTTCAAGGTGTGTTGCAAGCACAAATGTTTACATACTTAGTTTTAGCACTAAAATCTACATTTGGCCAGCGAAGGCTTCTCAGATTAGTAATGCTTCCAATCAAAGCAGTAGTAAGAACAGCACAAGGTGCTGCTGTTGTAAGTGGTGTCGGCACATTTCCGAGTTTGCTTAGTTTAATTGTAACAGAATCAGCATGGCTTATCATACCACTTATTATATCTACTCCGTATGTTCAACGAGCACTTGCTGAATATATTGCTGCAAGTGTATTGGGCGATATTGTATCGGGTGCTGGAACATATGCTACAAATGCAGTAGAACTAGCATCGTCAATGACAGACGGCGCATATGGAACAGATATGATGGTAAACGTTCTCACTGGTAGAAACAGAGGCTTTGAACAAAGAGAAGCCGACGGTGCTCCTACTGGAGAATACTACAGTGACAGTGACTGGGCTAAAAAAGTATTTGGAGGATTGTTGTTCCCTCCAAGTCAAGCAAGTATTCTAGTTCCATACATTAATGCTAATCGTCGAGAAAGTTTACTTAATGCAACTATGAGACTTAATACTATGGACGCTGACAACACTGCTCCTGAAACTTCTACAGATCCTACAACAGATGGCAATGGCGATACAGTAGATGCTAATGGCGAAACAGCAGCTGATCGCGGCGCAAGAACTAGAGAACAAAGTTTACAAACAGATTATGATAATCCAAACTTTACAAGAGCACAGCCTATGAATGGCCCACGTTAAATCAACGGCATCTTACTATTTTTAGTATTTTCAATGTTGTCTTTGACTAATTTAGACATTATTTCGTGATCTTCAAGGTCAGTGTCATATAATATTTGTTCAACAGAAACGCCTCCGCGCATATACCAACTCAATCGATATGCGTTATCTTTCAATTGTTTAATATTATTTTCAAAATCCTTGGCTAACGAAAGTATTTCAGAATCATCCAGTCTCGTTAGCCTTTGACGAAAAAATCTGATGTGTCCAATGATACTTTGATATTTGATTTAACATTACACGAAGTACACTCGATCTTCTCATCGGGCAAACTCCATTCTTTGGTATTGCTTTCTATTAATTTTTTAATTTTATGATATAACTCTACATCTTGATTTTCTAAAAACTCTTTGATTTCAACTGGATCAGTTTCAACTTCTCCGTCTACTTCAATACTAACAACTTGATCTAAAATTGATTGTGCAACTAGATAGTTGATCTTATCAATAAGGGTTTGAATAAACTCTTCCTTTTCGGTTTCATTTTTTATTTTTGAAACTTGCAAGTTTAATGCCCGAGAATAAGATGTTTGTTGTTTTTGTATATCAGACCATTGTTTGTAGTTTAGTGGTGCAAAAGTTAAAACAAAATTGTTGTAACTAAGTTTGTCAACATATTTTTTAGATGCAAAATAATCTAAATAACTTTGCAGATCAACTTCGTATGTGTTTTCGGCACTGCATTTATTACAAACTGTATTGATATTCATCGTTTCGCCGTACGATGCTATGCGTATTGCAATGAGTATTGCATCAAGGTCCAGTGTTTTGATTTTCCAAGGATCGAGGATAGCAGGAATACAACTACTGATATTTTTTGAAGTTGCTATACCATTGATCAATGCATCTGGTGTTTTAAAAAGAATTTCATCGCTGGCTGTCATACTAAACACAGCTAAGTTGGTATATGTATTTTCAGCTACAATAGTTTCGTCATACCATTTTCCGTTGCTTGGAATACTCACATACAACTTTGGCTGGCGACGATATTTTTTTAGTGGACTGTCTGTTTTTTCCATGGGGGTTCCTATTAGGTAAATACTAGTAACTATATTTATTCCATAGTTATGTAGGAGTTTTACGTTTTGGCAGAAGAAGCAACAATCGGCGGCGGCATGTCTAGTATGATGAAGACCTTCGGCGGCGGTTTAGAAAATCTCACCGGTGGACTTAAAGGTGTTACAAGAGCCGCTGTTGGTATGGGCGGTGCATTACTCACTGGTCAAACACAGTTATCAGCATACAGTAGTGCTATTGCACAAAATACTGGATTGTTTGGCAAAAGTGTAGGCGCATTAGTTGACGGACTTGCTACATATGCAGAAGCAAGTCTTGCAGAATATCAAAATCTTACTAATATTGGTGCAACGTTTGGTAAAGAAATAAAAGACATAAAAGTTTCAGCAGCTGAAATGGGTTTAACTGTTGAAGAAATGACAAACTTCATAAAATCAAATAATAGAAGTTTGAGAGCATTTGGTGGAACAACCGATGTAGCTATTGCTAGATTTAAAGCATTATCAACTACTGTTCTTGATAGTGCAGAGCTCGGTACCCAACTTCGTAAGTTGGGATACACAACCAGTGACATCAATGAAGGTCTTGCGTTATATGGCGAGATAAGTGACGCAAACTCACGCAAAGATAGGTTGTCAGTTCAAGAACAAGCAATTGCAGCTAAAAATTTAATGGTTGAATTAGATGGATTGGCCAAACTCACAGGCAAAAGTAGAGACGCTCTAGCCGATGAGATGAAAGAAAAAAGACGTCAAGGTGATATTAATGCATTCTTGTCCACCAAGACTGCTGAAGAACAAGCTGCATTTACAAAAGAACTAGCTGTAATACAAGCAAAACTTGGTGACAATGCAGCAGCAGCATTCACTGACATTGCATTACGTGGAGCACCTACAACTGAAGCAACACGTAACGCATTATTAGCAATGGGAGATGGCGCGGAAGGATTTTATGCTGCTGCAGGACAGTTTAACAGCGGAGACCTAGCAGGGTTTTCAGATTCGTTAGCTTCTGCCTCGGGTGCAGCAGCAGATTATCAAAAATCAGACGAGTTTAGACAAACTGCTATGCTTGGTGGAGTTAACAGTGTAACTGATGCCTTTGCTGATGCAAGTGCAGCTGGATACGATTATATTAATTCATTAGATAGTACTGGTGACGGCAAATTATCAGGTGCTGAAGCAGAACAGGCAATCAGAACACAGATTGCCCAAGAACAAGCAAAGCAAATGGAAACCACTACAGGTATTTTTGATGCAACTATAGACATACAAGAAAATCTACGCGATATAACCACAACTGTTATGGAAACAACTATTCCTCGTATCGAAGATGCAGCAGTTTTTGCATTAGAAAAGATAGCAGAAGTAATGCCATCGTCGCAAGCGTTGGCTGATGGCTTAGCTGGCGGAATTAATAGTTTATTTAATGTAGCCGAAAGCATGGACCAACGAGAAGTTTACGGGCAACGAGCCAACGAGCTTATGGAGATGATCCGAAACGCCCAAACCCAACAAGGTGTTGCTAACGAAGAAATGGGTACCGATTTGGGTATGGGTCAAGAACGCACAGACACAGTAGTTAACGACACAGCAACAACTACACAAGACGATGTCGCAGCCGCTCGTGCTGAACTTCTTACTGCACAAACAGCTGAAGCAGCTGCCACAGAAAATTTAGCAACTGTCATAGCCCAAGGGTTTGACGCAACACATCCTCCACTTCTTGCTGCACGAGAAGCAGCCGAAGCAGCCGACGCAGCAGTTACAGCAGCTGAAACAAATTTAAGCAACACTATAATAAATTCCATCGATGGATTAAGAGCAGTACAAAATGCAACCAATGATAAAATTGCTAGATTTAACGCCAATCCATCAGGGTATACAGGAGGCTTTGCCAAAGGCGGGTCAATTGGTGCAAGCGAATTTGGCATGGTAGGCGAAGCTGGGCCTGAGTTTATCAGTGGACCAGCAAATGTTATGAGTGCCAACACCAGTATGGGTGTTATGCAAAATCTTATGAAGGGTATTAAAAACCTTGATTCGAGTGTTCAAGAAAACAGCACAAATAGTCAGAATACGATAAGTAATAGTAACGTTGGTGATAAGATAGATAAATTGATGACAAGTAAGTTTGATACTATGATACAACAGCTACAAATGCTTGTAGCAATTGAATCTAATTCTGTTAATACACAAACAAAATCGTTAAGAGCTACAAAAAGTCTACAGGGCAATATGTTGAAAGGTATATAATAGGATGAGTTGGAAAAAACATTTTACTCCAGTTCCTACAGGTGATAATGCAAGCGGAAGTTATAGTCCGTTTAGTCTAAAAGGATCAAACGGAATAGGTCCAGCGGCTGCAAACTATTCATCTCATTTACCTGATGTTTATGTCGGGTCACCAAACCGTATTGAACGTTACAATCAATACAATACTATGGACAGCGACAGTGAAGTTAATGCTGCACTTGATATTCTTGCTGAGTTTTGCACACAAAAGAACAGCGACAATAAAACACACTTTCAACTTGATTTCAAAGGCGCACCTACAAACAGTGAAGTGCAAGTTATTGGACAATATTTACAGCAGTGGTGTAAACTAAACAAGTTTGAAACACGTATGTTTAGAACTATTCGTAATACATTTAAATATGGCGACCAGTTTTTTATTAGAGATCCTGAAACACAAAAGTTATTCCACGTTGACCCTAGTCAAGTTACAAAAATTATTGTAAACGAAAGCGATGGTAAGAAGCCTGAGCAGTATGTTGTAAAAAATCTAAACTTTGCATTTGGTGCATTAGAAGCAACTCCTTTAAACACTACCAACAGTTACGGCCCGGGTGGAACAAATGGTTATCAGCAAGTTCAAAGAGGAACTGGCGTAGGCAACAATCATACACCAAGTGGAAACACCAGCCGCTTTAGTGGAGATGAAATTGGCGAAACATATGTAGATGCACAACACGTATTGCATTTGAGTTTGAGTGAAGGTCTTGATCAAAACTATCCGTTTGGTAACAGTTTATTAGAATCGATCTTTAAAGTTTACAAACAAAAAGAATTACTCGAAGATGCTATTATTATCTATCGAGTACAACGTGCGCCAGAGCGCAGAGTATTCTACGTTGATGTGGGCAACATGCCTTCGCACCTTGCAATGCAATTTGTTGAACGTGTTAAAACTGAAATACATCAAAGACGTATCCCAAGTAAGACAGGTGGAGGTACAAATGTTATAGACAGTAGTTATAATCCACTGTCAATCAACGAAGATTACTTTTTCCCACAAACTGCTGAAGGACGCGGTTCAAAAGTTGAAACACTACCAGGCGGTACTAACTTAGGCGAGATTGATGACCTTAGATACTTTACTAACAAACTAGTACGCGGCCTGCGTATACCTAGTTCCTACTTGCCTACTGGCGCCGATGACGGTGCATCACAGTATAATGATGGACGAGTTGGCACAGCATACATTCAAGAGTTAAGATTTAACAAATATTGCGAACGTTTGCAAGATATGGTTGCTGAAGATTTTAATAGTGAGTTTAAACTATTTTTACAAAGTAAAGGTGCAAACATTGATTATGCAATGTTTGACTTAAGATTAACACCGCCACAGAACTTTGCAGCATATAGACAAGCAGAACTAGACA